CTTGCCCTCTTTAAACAACCAGACCAACTGGCGTTCGTTCAATGTGCCCTCCAGTACTTTAAACGCCTTTAAATTGCCGTTTAAATCATAATTAAACTCCCAAACATGATCGCTGGTAACGGCCTTTACGGTGTAGGTGGTTAGCATAGTTTTGCGTCTAGTTTATCAATTACGGTCTGTATTTGTTGCTGTTTAAAGGCACTGTCCGAATAGGGTTTTAAATCAATTAAAATGCGTATAAGTGCCCACGCTTCATGAAACTTGAACGTGAACTTTACCGGCTTCTTGTGGTCGAACAGGTCGGCTTTTTTAATCTTGCTCTTTAACTTGCTGTCAAACATATCTGCCAGATCGTAGCCTATGGACGCATAAACGTTTTGCAGCGGATTTACCGATACGGGCATGTCGTACAAGCCCTGTAGCAGGCCGTTCACGGCCATAAGCGCGTCGTTAGTGATTTTTATCTCTACTTTCATGTTACTAATTCAACATTCAACATAACCTTCTTTTATCATCGCGCCGCATGCATCGCAGTAGGTGTTTACCTTCTCGCAACCGCAAACGGTCCACTCGCAAACAAGGCTCTTCTCGCCGGTATGCTTGCAGGGGCTTGGGCTTGGGCTTGGTTCAATGTGCGGGCGTTCGGCAACGGCGTAGTTGTCGTACCAGTCCATATCGGGGTCTTCGTCGTTAAAGCAGAAGTATGAAATAACGAACAGCGCAATGGCTAAAAGTGCCAATACGCCAACTACGATGTACAGGGTGTTTGTTGGCATCATAATTTGCTGTGTTTTTTGTTTACCATTTGTTCCAGGGCATGAATAACCTTGCTCAGTTCGTCCGTGTGCATAAGGTTCAAGGGTTTCAATATGGGCGACTGCCCTATTTTGTGCTTCCCTCGAAGCCATTTGTCGAGCGCGCCTAGGTCGGCCACCGTTTTACCGGTAACCTTGTGCAGCTTGCGCCAGCCATATTGCATGCACAGGCTTAAAACATACCTATGCTGTTGGTTGTTCTGGTCATAAAATGACCAAAGGGTGTAGGTGCGGGGGCTTTTAGCTATTGGCGTCATGTTAAATGGTTGTTGTCGTTATTAATTAAAATGTACACTACTACGGCGCAGCCAACTAATAGTGCTAAGAGGTTAAGTTGCATCATGGTAGGTTGGGGCTATTGGTTAATGGTTTTATCAATGTTTATCGCTATACCGGCGTCAAAGCCTTTGCTGTATGCTTTCTCTTCAATGCTCTTGAACAGGGCAACGAGTTTATTTTGAAATTTCAAATTGTTCGCTGCGGTGCCGTCCAAAAGCGTGCACATTTCAAAATAGGCATCAAGGGCGTTGTAGGCTTCCAGTTCATCCATGGTTTTGGCTGTGTAAATGCTGCCTAAAGGCTTTTGCCTCGGCAGGTGTTAGCTGTGTTTCGCAAATCCAATCGCCGTCCATGTCCTTGATGATTTCCTTGTCGTTCACGTACATTCGCGTGTCGCTTTCGGTTTTAATGATGGTTGCCATTTATACTGAAAATCTAAAGGTTAGTTTCTTTGCTTTTCCGTTTTCGTGCACTACTTTCCAGCCGCTAACGTACATGCTTGTTTGGGTGCGTATTTGGGCATTGAAAATAATGTCGAGCCCATCGTTGAAGCGTTCATCATCAAACTCATCGCGCAGGTTGCTAAGCTCGATGATCTTGCTTGGGTTAAGCTGCCCGGTCTTTGGGTTGAGCTTTAAGAAGGTATCGACCGATTTGGCGAGCTTCTTGGTTTTGGCGTCTGAGTTCTCATCGGAAAGCGAGGCGATGAAATCGCGTATTTTTTGGATGCCCGAACTTTCCGTGCCGTCAAAACTGATGCTCACATTGTGCCCAATGGTAATGCTTGCAGAACCATCGGGCAAGGTAGAGGTGTGACTGTCCTGCGGGTCGTTGCCATAAACCTGTTGTTTTAGCGCCCTAACGGTTTCGTAATCTTTAAAAAGGTTTTCAATGATGATGCCCGTAATGTCGTTATGGTGCAAGAGGCTTTCTATGTTGCGGTTTACGAAGTCGCCCGTAAGTTCCTTATAGGCCTTCCTATCGTTTTTTAGTTGCTCCCTTTCGGCTTTGGCCTCGGCGGCCAATTGTTGCATTAAAGCAGCCCTATCTTCAGCAGATAGTTTTGTGATGTCTAAAGTTTCTGTGTTCATAATTTATAGTTTTAAGATTTGTATTTCACTTCTTTATAATGTTTGGCCACTTCTACGGCTACCGCAAATAAGTTGTGTAGCAAGTCGTTTTCGGCCAAATGACACGCTAAACCAATAATTATCGCTTTTGAGCTGCCATCAATATCTATATCGGCAGTTTCGTTGGTTAGTTCAATTTTAAATTTGAAATCTTCTTTTTTAGTGCTCATGCTGTTAGGTTTTTAAGTTGGTTTAATTGAAATTCGTAGTGTAAAAGCAGGTTTAATTGCTGTTGGTAGTTGGGATGCTTCGGGTTGTTATCGACCCAAAATTGAAGCTCCTCAATTTTGTTTTCAAGCTGTCTAGCGGTCATAAGCCTTTTGTATTAATGGTTTTGAAAATAGGTTGTACAATTGTTGTGTATTGATGCGGTACAATTTGTAGGCATCCTCGGTGGCCAAACAGTGGGCGTAGTAGTGGGCATCTTCAACAAATTGCCCCTCCATCTGTTGTAGTTGGCACTGCCACCAGTTGAACAGCGGTTGGCAGGTTAGCAGTTTTTGCAGGTCTTTGTTGCTGTTTGCCTTTTTGCTGCACCAATCAAAATAGAAGTCCATTAAAAAGGTTTCGTACTCCTGGGGAGTTGTTTTTAATAGTGAAATTACAGTTGTTTCCATTGGTATTGTTTTAATTGTTATTGCAATTCGCCATGGTAGGCGGCCGCCCTTTCGGGGTTTATTATAAAGGGCTCGCCGCCACCGTTCAGCCTTTTTTGGGGTATGGCCCTAAACCCTTCAACCGGTACTTGTATGTCCACGTCGTACCAGATATCTCGTGCCAATGCGCCTTTTAGGGTGCCGCCCTCTATGTGGCTTATGTAAATGATGCCCTTCTTGGCGTAGAACTCATTTTTAAAGTCGAAATACTCTTCTTTGCTCATCTTCAAATATTGAATGGAATCGATGACCAAAAAGTCGGGCGACCGCTGTTTACGCAGCCTTTTTATCAATTGTGGCAACGTTTCCCTGTCCAACAACAACAGGTTCTTTGCCACCTCGCTCATATTGTTACGTTCCATGGCCATTTTTAAGGTGTGGCTAAACCCCTGTTCTATGCTATTGTATGCCACTTTTCCAAACCGGGTCAAGTACTTGCTGAACTGTATGGCCAACTCTGTTTTGCCGCTGCCGGAATCGCCGTAAAACATGGCGCTGAACTGTTTGCATGGTCTTCCAAAACTTTGCTCCCAAACCCCTTCAAATGGCATTAAATCAAACTTTGTACTTAGCAGTTGGTTTACGTTAAATGCTTTTTTGGCCACACGACATCTGTTTTTTAATTCGGGAAATGGACATGTCGCTGGTGTTGTAATCCTGCGCTATGGCCTTCAATGTTTCACCTGCCTTCAAGCGTTTTTTTATTACCGGCACATCGGCTTCCTTAATTTTACTGCGCGAGCTTCGCTTTGCCTTTGCCTTTTCGGGCTGCGTGCCGCAGGGTGCCCAAAACAAATTGGTATAGTGGAAGCCTTTAGCCTTTTCCCTGCGTATGGCGTGCCAGCGTGGGTTTTCGGCCATACCGTGCCAACATTCGCAGGTTAATTTTGCGACGCTGTGGGTTTTGCCCATAAAATACACGTAGGTTAAATCGGTATCGCGGTCTTTCCGGTTGGCGCTCGAAAGGCTTAGGGTTTCGCCCAGGTAAATAACACTGGTGCCTTTATCGTTCACTTTTAGGCCTTCTATTTCGGGGTGGTATCTATAAGCCATTTTCTATTTTGTAAATTCTTATAAGTTCGGCGGCAATGCGTAAATCGCCATTACATTTCCTTTGTATGATTTTAATTATGGCCTTATCGGTAACGCCCTGGGCTTCGCACATAAGCTGCACATCGGCGGCGGTGGTTTGGTCAAACTCTATAAAGGTGCCAAAGCGGCTTAAAAGTTCCTCATAGCCTTTTCGGCGGTTCCTAAAGCCATCTTCCAAACGCTTTTTAAAGTAGTAGGTGGAGAGCAGTACGATGCTACAGTTCCATTTAAGCTCGTTGTAAAAAGTGATCAGGAAGTAAAGCAAGCGGTCGCCCAATTTGTCCACTTCGTCAAACTCCAGTTGTGGCGGGGTATCGCAGGTTTGTACCCATTTCACGATTTCCTCCATCATCTGCGGAATGCGGTTGTGGGGGTTGCGAACGCCCATTTTTAACAGGATTTCCTGTAAAAATCGTTTTTCGTCCCAATAGGAAGCACACTCTACGCGTATCACATCGGGGTTTTCGGCGGCGTATTTTTTTGATATTTCACTTTTGCCACTGCCGGCAATGGCCAATATGGTAACTACCGATTGTTGCTGTTTTACCTTTTCTAAGGTTTGAAGCAAAAAGGTGGCGTTGCTGGTGTTTACAAACTGCCAATCTTGACTGTTGTAGCCTATTTGCGCGCCTATTTTACGAAACATGTCATCTGTGTAAGGTTCCCAGTTGCGGTTTACCAGATGCGATATTACCGCGGGCGAAACGCCCTTTAACGAGGCCGATGCCTTGTTTTGCGAGCCCTTGTTTTTAATGTAAACTTCTAAAAGCTCTACTATCCTTTGTTTTTCCTTTTGTTGCATGGTTGCGTGTTTTTATTTGGTTGCTCTGTTAAAAAGTGAATTGTTGTCGTTCTGTAAGTTTTCTTGTTTGGTGGCAAATGCGGCACGTTTGGCGCTAAATTCTGCGTTGTTCTCTACCCAACTGTTTTGTTCTTCAATTAGGGCTTCACGGCTTATGCCGGTGCGCTCTACCAGTTGCATGTAGGCGTTCCAGTCGTGGGCCTTCACTTTTTCGCGCACTTCAATATCTTTAAGTACTTGGGCGTATTCGCCCTCGCGTTGCAGTACGGCAACTTCCACGCTGGTGCGTTTCTTTTGGGCATGGGCCACAAATACCTTTTCGTTGTTTTCGTTAAGGCGGTAAAGCGACACGTAGCTGTCTAAATATTCGGGGTCGTAGCTTACAATTAGGTTGGTTTGCACGTATTTTAACTGGTGCTCAATGTCCACGTTGCCGTCCTGGTCGTACACTTCATATAAGTAATCCTCGCCGGCAACGGTAAGCGGCATCCCGTGCGCATAGTAGCGTTTGGGCTTGGTTTCGTTTATCCAGAACATCGATATACGGTCGAGGGTGTCTAATTTTTGAATGTATTTCGATTCGGTGCTGAAGTATTCGTTGCGTGTTTTGGTGGTTTTTTTAGATCGGGGGGCGTTGTTCCATTCATCCACCATCAGCTCCCAGTGCAGCTGTAATTCTTCAAAAGTTGGCAATGCGCCCTTATTTTCGTGTATAAAATCTAAATTGGCCTTCGAGCGGGCTTGTTTTACCTTTATGCCCTGGCCATCGCTAAACCAACGCTTCATAATTACCTGCTGTTGTAGGCGGTTAAAGGCGTGTTCAATAGGGTTGCTTTTGCGCCCCACTTTGTGGTGGTAATGCTGCCCGCCCTTGGCTATAACCTTGCTGTACAGTTCCTGCATACGTGCCGAGCGGTGCGCCGATTGCGCATCATAAGTAAACAGGTAGGGTTTTGCCCCAGCTTCATCAACCGCCATACGCAAAGCGATAAAGTGGTCCACATGGTTTTCTGTTTGGCTGAACGAATAGCCTAAAATCTTTTCAGAATATACATCCATCAACACGTTAATTTTACAAACGGCCGCCATCTTGCTGGTGGTGTCCCAATAGTGTACGGCATCCAGTTTGGTGCCGTCAATGGCCCAATGTGCATTGGGGAACAGGCGTTCTTTATCTTTACTAAGTGTGTGG